GACATTTGAGTGGCGTTCTTAACCACTACTTCACCTGGATAGTTTGGATCGGGGGAGATAACTCCCTTAGCCAAACGCCCCCAATCTGTCAAGGTTGTAGGACGACGCTTATCGCGTAGTACCCACAAGTTTGCCTGACAGACGAAGGTTTCCCCGCAATACCGTAGCTTACCATACCCGTTATAAGGTGTGGCAAGTGGAGGGTAAACGACTGACATAAAACCACGAGGAGTATCTGTATAAGGAATGAATTTCACTCCTGGAACAGACTCAACTGCTTTATGACAGTAAGCTGCTGAGTTATGCATACCAATCTGGTGAAAGCCAGAGGCGTATGCACACCAAGCAGCAAGGGAAGATCCATGGCGGAGGTGCGTGCCTGGTAACTTTCGGATTCTCTGTGGTGTTACGATTGCCCCATTAAAGGCATCCACACCGCAGGATTCTCGAAAATTTCCTCCGTGAAAGCTCTTTAGCGTGTTGACTTTGAGGCCAACCAGTTCTAGAGCAGACACTACATGCCAGTAGTATGCGGTTTCAACGACTATGTCGTCTCCGTACACATATACTGCACGACGCGCCAACGAACGGTTACCGCAAGCTATGCTTACGGCTGCAACTGCAATTGAGTAAAATATAATACTCTCCACGGGAAAGCAAAGCGCTGAACCCATGGGAGCAAACTTATTCAATTGAACAATTCTACCGTCAGGTAGAATAGTTGACGTGCTTCGTAGGTCGAATACTCGTTTCCAAAAGCTATCCGAGGAATCGGACGCTCCAAGAAACAGGTACTTAACCAACGAGAAACTAACTCGATCACTAGCTTCACTTAAATCTAAGGTGGCATGAGACTTGCTGAGGCTACTTGCCAAAGCGAGTCTACCGTTCACCCGTTGATCTGTAAAGTTAATGTGACCAGCAGCTGAAGAACGGGTCTCTAAGTGTTTAACTAAGGGTCCCGCAATCATTTGCTGTAAGAACTGGACTTCCAGGGGTTCACACGAAATAATCCGTGGTCCTCTAGAGTCTTTTGGGACTAATACGACCTTAGCCATTGGCTCAGGAGTACGTACCATGTTCTTATACTGACTAGCAGTAGAAGCGAGTTGTAAAGCACGACCGTTAGATCTCATACCGTAAACATATTCGTAATACGGGAAAGATCTGTGGACGGATTCGTAGAGATGGGTGAATTCCCACTTCTGTTCATCACGTTCACCGGTGGCTACTGCTCCAGGTCCGTGTTTGGGTTTCCACGAGAGTGGAACATGAGATTGAAGGTCATCGCTGTTAGGCGAAAAACCAGCAATAGTCTCATGACAAACACGGCGCATCTCATGAATTAGAGTTTTATCCATTTCATGAGCGTTCTCGTAACAAATAGAGAAATCTTCGAGATTAGCATCGATTTTAACGAATCTTTCCAGAGTCGTAGATCGTTGTTCATCAGAAAAAGGTAACTCCAATTTGTAAAAACAAAACAAGAACGTGCGAATAGCTCTTACGAGCTGTGGAGCAGGGTCCTCGACTTGGAAATGAATCCAAAAAGAGCCTAGAAAGCGAGGCAGCCCCTTCCCATCATACGGCTTGAAACCGTCGGGACGAGGAGAGAATACCCCCTGGTCTAGAAAATTGTCGAACCACTTACCGAGCTTCGGCAGAGTAGTTGTTAGAAATTCTAGACCCTCAGAACTACACCTCTTATCAAGATACGATGTATCTAACTTGAGTTGTCGTTCCGAGTAGACACTTGGATCGAGAATGCGTAAGTCACGCAACATTTCTCGGGTTAACCCGAGAATTATCTCAATCTGGCTATTACAGTTCCCATAATTTTTCATGGTGGACTTCCAGACTGGCCGAGGACCCACTCTTACTATCTCGTTAGCATGTAACCATGCCAACTTCCGAGCATGAATCCAATGATAAAGGTAACTATACAGATATGTATAGCACCAAGACTACTGAGATTCACCGCGGACGAGACGATCGATATTTGCTGTTGTAGTTAGAAAGTTCTTAACGTATGCACACAGATCATAAGTATCAGTGGACGTGAGTCCACTGGACGAAGGAATTGTGAGCGTTACGTTAATAGTCATCAACTCATCAGCTCCAATGACAGAATTAAACTTCGCACGTTGGAACTGAAGCAAATGACGATCAACGACAGTGCCGGCTGCGGCTCCTTTACCCGCTTTGGTATGGGCAATCTTCATCAGTGTTCGATCAGAGACAGTAGAACTGGCTTCGATCGCTTCACTGACACCGATACCCGTACTTTTACGGTTGAAGGACTTAGCAACGGCAGCGTTGTTGTTGAGAGAGAGAGGGTCTGAAAAGGCCATGATTTTTCCGAGTAAAGTAACACTTTTGGTTACTTCTTGCTACACTACCCAAGTAAGGCCGTAGGCGTCTATCTCCTACGGGTCCACCACTGGCGGACAAGTGAAAGCAATATCGAGACGTTGTACCACTCAAGTGGTACACGGAAGGGACTTGACTGAACTTCAGGCAAGCCTGGATGACGGATGTAGGCACTATACTTTACCTTAGACAGGAAAAGCCATGAAATGCCGCCATCTCGAGTCTGTTCTACGATCCACTCGGATTTGGATTTAAATGAATGACCAGAGTCAATCAGCTCCGCATCTTTCAAAGGAGACCAATCGCCTAATTTAGCTTGAAGTTTGGTTCGATAAGACATGAACCAATCGATAAGCCACGAAAAGGGTATGATCTCCCAGATGATTTTGAGTGGATTGTAGAGACCCGAGTAAGCAGCCCACACGGTGCCGAGACCTGGAATTCCCTCGAGAAATTGAGGGGGAATATCGAAGCGAACTAGACCGGTTGAATTGTAATCAATCCAATAGTCCACGCAACGTATCCGTATCCAGGAATCGCTAACTGCCAACGCGCCTCTTCCAAGGCGATATTCTGGAAACCAATCAATTATGATCTCCGGAAGCTCGTCAGGGGTGTAGAAATGTTTCGCACCCCATTTGACAAACGTTGGCTTGCCATTTTGTTTTCTGAGCCAGTCCAATCTTTTTTGAGATTGTGACACAGCACAGAGGATTGCCTTAATATCCTTAAGAGTTGGTTTGATAGCAAAATTCCAAGCGAGCCAGTAACTGGCAGCTTGGGTCAAGCCATCACGCAACGCTTTCGCGTATGCGTCTCGAAAAGCCTTTATCGCTGCTTGTATGAGCGATTGTGCCTTTTGAAGATTCTTAAGATTACCCTCAAGCGCTTGAATCAACTCCACTAGGAAGTTGAGAAGCGAATGAGACGAGTCGACAGCAGTAATGAAGTGATCGTGGCTTTTGGCCGCGAGATCATCAATTGTGTCGACAGGAGGCATTGGCATATTTAGCCGAATCTCGTCCAAAAACGATACAGTACCTGTACTGAACGTAAGGACGTCATCACCTGAGGCTGTAACGTTATACACGTTAAAGGGATCCCAAGTGACTTTCTCATGAAATACGGGATTGAACCAATTCTGTTGAAGACCAATTACGTCGGTCATGGACTCGTAGTGAGTACCATAAAAGACATTGCGGTAGTCAACAAAAGCGGTAGGAAGAGCCAGGACATGTGTAGTGGCAAAAATACCAGGAACACAGTCTGTACGCTCCCTATGACGAGGAGCAACAATACGATGGCCAAGTTTTCTTGGTTTAGACTTCTTGCGGGTTTTATTCGCAGGAGGTTGTGTTGTTGATTCATCGCACCATCCCATATTAGATCTCCGATCCAACACACGCG